GACATTGACCTCGTAAAGCACCTGTGCGTGGTTTTCGATACACCCGGAATCTCGAGTGTTTCGATAAACTTGATTGTCTGTCTCAATGAGAGAGACACAAGGGAAGGAAGGTGGAGACTTGACATATTCGCCAGTCATATAGATTTTCGGGTATTTCTTTCGCACCTCTGCGGACACGATACTGAATACCTCTGTCTCAATGTCAATCACCCGAACACCTCCTTTGCGATAGACTGAATATCATTGCAAACGGTGGTGATTGCAAGAGCCATCGGCATACGAGCCGGAGTACCACGAGACAGCTTCAATTCGCCATTTTCGTAGAATCCCCAAACTTCTTTCTTGCCGTTACCCTTACCGAATCCACCGATTGTCATTCCCAGTTCCGCACCGTGAGGGTGAGGGGACGAACCGGGAGAGCCATTATGATAGACACCAGCACCAAACTCAACCCACACAGCGTCTTCACCACTTGCGACAACGACAGTAACCGACCCTCGATTGTCAACCGACACATCGACTTGTGCGTATCGTGGAGAAGTTTGCCCTCCTTTGAGAATAAGCTCGTCAACGATTGCACCGCTGAATCCGCTTTTCGCTTCATCAGCCAGCCGCTCGGCTACTTTCTCTCGGAGGAGTTCTGTTTTTCTAAGGATTTCTTGTTTGTAATCAGCCAGCTCTTTCATAGCTCGGTTGATTTCACTCGTTGACAATCCGAATGAGATAACTTTTCTACCCACTGACAGTCACCTTGCTTATCGCAACCGATACGCTGTTCAAGCTCTTGGCTACCTTCTTGACGATATAATCGTGAGGAGTAATGACCTCACCATCATCGTTCGTAACCAAAGCCCCGGTTTCATCGACCTGTGGCGTTTTATCGACCCATAGCACTGTGTACTCGTCAATAGGGGGAGCGTCCGTCCCCATGACAATTACCTTGTCATAGCTCTCGCTTTCTCCAAACTGTCGGGTGCTTGTTTCACCCTTGGCGGCAGAGATATTAGCGGAGAACTCTACCGGGTTGTCTCGAATGATTTCATATTCCCCTGTAACATTTCCGTATTCGTCCGTCTTAGGGACTTTCTCTTTGTACAGAGCGTAGAAGAATTTGCTCTTGTTTCGTTCCATCATTCTCATTTAATCACCCCCACATGAGGAGTAACCACCTTGAGCATTGAGGAAGGAATATCAGCATTTTCATAGCTTCGGGAGATACCGTTCTCGGAATGAGAGGTCTGACCCTCCGCACCACGCTTGTTCAGCATATAAGCGGCAATCTCGCATTGGAGAGTGTCATACTGTGCCGGAACTTCCGTTACGCTGGAATCATACGGATATGCTCGATTGATGATTTTACGACCAGCCAGTTTGAGATAGGTGGACAGCACTTCGTCACTGTCCGAACCACCGACCATCGCTTTGAGAGCAATCAGCTTTTCTTCCTCGGTCATGTTGTCCACCTCCTTTACTTAGGCAATCTCGTAGAAACCTTCGGTCTTCGGGTTGGTCTTAGGCTTACCAACGATGTAGCCGTTGTCGGTCTTAGCGTAGTAAACCTTGCCCTCGGAAACCGTAGTGTCCGCAGTAGCAGTAGCAGTACCCTTGAAAATCTTGACTGCCTTGGTAGCGTCAGTCAGAGCCGCAAGGTAATACTTACGAGACCAAATAGTGTTCTGACGAATATCGCCGTTACGGTCAGTCTCAACCTCGACACCCTTCTTATTGAAGATGGTAACTGCCTGTCGAGTAGCAACCACGATAGTACCCTTCGTAGCGTCCTTCTTGGTGTAGATGTTCACGCCGCCAACAGTACCGATGTAGCCAGCACGAGCGAACGCTTCCACATACTTGAGGTCTTCTGCGAGGTTCTTACGAAGCTCGGCAGTATCGCCCGGGTGTACGAAAGCGAAAGTCTGCGGAGCAACCTTCTCCGGCTGATTGTCAGTGCTTTCGATGTTCAGATTGGCAACAGCGTCCACAAATGCGGCGAAGTCAATCTTCGCAGCAGGAACGACCATAGTAGCCTTCTTGAACTCGCCGTACACATCGCCGTTTACGGTATTGAACATATCAGTACCCATGTGACGAGTGCCGACAGGAACGAGCATAGGGTCAGTCATTTCCTGTTCGTCATAATACTGGAACTTGTTCTGTGCGAGCTGAATCTCGTACTCCTCCGGGGTGAAAGAAACCTCAATGCTCTTGGTGTTACCTTCGCCCATTTTCAGCTTCTCCGTACCAGCGGTAGCCTTGTAGACGTTAATCTTGCGCTTCATACCAGCAGTACCCACGAGAGAGTTATCAACAGTACAGAACTGCTGTAAATCGAGGTGGGAATTGAACTGGTCTTCTACCTCGTTGGAGAGATAGAAATTGTCATAAATCTTATGAGCCATTACTCATTACCTCCTGTATCGTTATTGGTGTAGAGGGCTTTGTAGTCCTCGGGATTCTTCACAGAATAGTCATAACGCTCCTGTGGAGACATTTTGCGGAGCTTCTCAAGGGTCATTGTCTTGGAATCTCCGTCCGGGGTCGGTTTCGGTGTATCTTTAAGGGCTTCCGCACGAACCTTCTTCTCGACATTCTCAAGATGTTTCTTCTGATTGGCGAAGACCTTCTCGGTATCACCATCAGCCATTGCTTCTGCGGTAGCGTCAGCCAGCTTCTCCTCGTAACCCATGCCGAGCAACTTTGCCTTGAACTTGGAAACTTCGCTTTCACGGAGCAGTTTGTCGTACTTGGACTGTAACTCCTCACGTTCCTCCTGTTCCTTCTGCTTTTTCTGCTCGTCCTCGGTGAGCTTTTCATTCAGCTCCTTCTTCTTAGCCGCAAGCTCGGAAGCTGTCTTATCGAAAATATCCTTCTTTACATATCCGCTGTAATCGGGGTCTTCTGTCTCGAACGCTTCAAGAGCGGCAATTTTCTGTTCCGGGGTCATGTCGGCATAGCCGTCAATCTTGCTAATGTCAATTTTTGCCATGTTGAAATCCTCCTGTCTTTTAATGTCTTCTGTGACAATGTTTGCGGTTTAAGTCTTCTCTGACTATTGCGATTTAAGGCTTCTCTGCCTATATTCACAGCGGCTTACCGCTTAAATATCGTTATTGTCCGGGTCATTATCATCGTCCCCGGAATCATCGGGAGTGGTCTTCTTAGCCAGTTCAGCGGCTTTCTCCTGTTGCTCCTCGTAATACTTCATGCTCATGTTGTAAGCAGATTCAGCGTCAGAGAACATTCCACTATGCTGGAACGCCAACTGTGGGTGAATCTTAGGCTCTTGAAGCATGGAGATAAGGACTTGAGATTTACTCTGAATGGCTTCGTAGTTACGGCGAGTGAACTTCATATCAATATCACTCAACTTGAGCGTGAGACCGCCGAGGTCTCGACAGATACGAAGAACCAGCTTGAGCATTTTCTTTTCTGCTCGCTTGAAGACATTCTCGCTGTCCTTTGCTCGAGCTTCTGCGTCAGACCAACCATCACGGAGCAACACGGCAGAACCAGTATCACTCGTGGAAGAACCGCCGTTACGGTTCGGCATACCGCAGATAGTGAGCATTGCGTTGTAGTAATCGTCCTTGAGGGTCTGCGATTGTGTCTGATTCAGCTCTGTGGTGACTACACCAACATCAGCGGCTTGTCCGTCCACGGACTTCACCTTGATTGCGCCGAGCTGTAAGAACTCCTCGTATTCCTCCTTGGTAATGTCGCAGTTAATGAACTTAATAAAAGCCTGTACCAACTGCTCCATACCGTCCATACGGTTACTTTCCACATTGTTGATTGCGTCCAGTAGAGGAAGCACAATCTCAAAAGAACCGAGACGAGCATTGTTTCCCGGGTACTCGATAATCGGAATCATGTCGAGGGCATGAGGTTTGGATTCCACCAAAATGTCTCCGTCCACGAGGTAATAGCGATTCTCGGTATAAATCGAGTAGTGAAAAATCTCGTTATCGTCCTTGCTGTACTTAACCGCCATCAGCGGCTTGTTACCGATTTCGTTTGAATACACAACGAAGGTGTCTCTCGGGTCGAGAGTGTAAAGCTCAAAAGGAGCTTCGTCTTCCTCACCCGGTTCATCGGGAAGGACAAGACGGAACGCCGTACCACAAATCATCTGCCACTCGACAAGTTCTTGGTCTTGAGCGGCTTTGTCCTCTGCGAACATATACTCGTTGAGGGTGTTAATCTGCTTTACGATTTCCTCGCCACCATTACGGCTGACATACTGAATCGGCTCGCCACACAGATACCCAACCTTGAAGGACACGATTTCGTTTGCACGATTTTCGGTAATCTTATTGCAGATTTCGGGGCGAACGTCTTTGACACGGTTTCTGATTGGCTGGTCTCCACGGTAATACTTCCACAGGTAGTCAATCTCACTGCGGTTCAAATCGTGAGTAGCAAGAGCCTTACGGAGAACATCGACCACGTTTTCGTCCGTGATTTCTGTCACGCTGGTTTTGATAATGCGCCGACCGCTCATAAATCGTGTCTGACTTAGATACTTCGGCTTGCTCTCGTCAATTTGATGTGCCACGTTCCTTCCTCCTTTCTGCATACAAAAAATGGGTGCATGACTGCTTGAGGTCTAAATTACCTCGTGCAATCATGCACCCATTCAAACTCGTTCTTTTTACCATATCATAATACCACAAGATATAGTAGAAGTCAATACGCTAACACACTATATGTTGATAATTATGTGGAAAGTGTGGATAACTCATACGACCTGTGTTACCACGGTCTCTGAAATACCTCAACCCTTGCGCCGGACAGACTTTGTGCGAACTCTGCCAGCATAGCCATACCATCGGGAACATCATCGTGCTTGTTTTTACCAGCCACAGTGTAAGAGCCGAGCATATCCATCATGCGACCATAATCACTCTGACGTTTATACAGGCTATCGTCTTTGAACAGACAGTGTTCCTTGACCCATGCACTGTTGACGATGATTTTTGTCTCCTTATTGGCGGTAGTGAACTTGGTCGTAATGCGAGTGATACCGCCACGCTTCTTAACCTCGTTCTGCACCTTTTCGGCAACACGACCACCAGCGGAATTGCTCTCGAAGCGGCACATTTTGACCTTACAGCGGAGCAGTATGTCAACCAATCGAGCGTCAACGATGTTCGGCAAGCTGTTGTCACATACACAATCGTCAATGTAGTAGTCATTGCCGTACACATACGCCGCCGGGAGGAAAGCGTAGTCAGAACCCTTGTCCTTGGTATCGCAGATACCGATAATAGCGTCCGGGTCTTCTGCCGGAAGCTCGAAGTAGCGGCGCAGTTCGTCCACATCATAAAGCAGACCCTCACGCTCGATAGGCTGATTCATAAACAGAGCCTTGAAAGACGCTTCATCAAGGTTGTTCCTCATATCCTCGAAATAGTGGCGGCTGAATCCGACACCGTAGGTGTAATTGAAATTACTTTCACCATCTGCGTCCAGTGCCGGAAGCACAATGAACTTCGCTCGGGAATCACCACCGTACTGATTCTCCAATCGACCGATAACATCATGGACAGACCATCGGGTAGCGATATGGATTTCCTTCGCACCTTCCTTTTTTCGAGATTTAAGGTCATTGGTGTAGGCACTCCATAGCTTATCCAATCGCTCCTTGCTCATAGCTTCCTCAATGCCGGAACACAAGTCATCAGCGTAGAGGATTTTGTCACATCGGGTAGCACCAGTCAGTGAAGCATTGATTGCTCGACAGGTGAGTGTAGAGAATCGGTGCTTCTTGTGAAGGTCAATGGTTTCCTCCTTGGAGTTCGTTGCCGCCATCTTTACTCCCGGGAACACATCAGCCCACAGGTACTCGCTGTCGGTGATAATCTGATACACACCGTCATAGAAGGAGCGTGTCAGCATACCCGAGTGAGCAGAAGCAAGGGACTGTGAATCCGGGAATCGACCCATGACCCACGACAGGAAAAAGATACCGAGAGTGGACTTGCCAGTACCGGGCGGCATGGAAATCGTCAGTAAGTCCAGCCTATCGTCAATCAAATCTTGCATTGCCTGTACGACAGGGTGCATGACCTCACGGCGAGGGACATAGAACTTCTTGTCCGGCTCACGTTCCCATTCGACATAGAGCAGATAGCTTTCAAAATCGAATGGGGCGGCGGCAAGCAGAACCTTCTTGTGAAGCATGAACAGGGAGCGAAGCTCCTTGTCTGTTTCAGACTGCGGAATCCGATTCTCGATAATGTCTGACAGCTTTTTCAGATACTCCACGGATAGGGGAATGTCTGTCTTCTGTGTCTCGAGACAGATATGGTATAAATCCTCATAGGCTCTGACACCTTCCGGGGTCTTTTTGATTTGCCCGAGAATTTTTTCAAGTAACTCTTTCATAAATACCTCCAAACAAAAAGAGAGTGCGTCACCGTTCAGAGAATTAAATCTCTGTGCGATAACGCACCCTCGTCATTAAAATCTTTTTCTTCGTTTTCGTTTCCCTCGGTGGTGAGACTGCTCATTCATTTTCACAATCTCATAGAGTACCGCAAAGGGAAATATCAATATTGCCAGCACCCACATAGGCTCATTCCTCCGTCAATGGGATTTCGACCTTCTCGCCGCCGGATAGCTCCACCGATACGGTAGAATCATCGTCAAGCTCGAACAGCCACACCACATTAGCGGTCGTGCCGCTCTGCACATTGGAATCGCACTGCACATAGCCGTTGGTTCTGTCACCTGTCGGAACAAGCGGTGACAATTCGACACCGTTTTGAAATGCTTTGACCGACACTTCATCAGCCGGGACAGCAGTTTCGGAGCTGTCGTTGGTGTACTGCGTATAGACAGCCACACAATCGTACTGCTCGAGAACAGTGAGCTTTTCTCCGCTGACATACGAGACCTTGTGTTGTGGTTCAGCTCCACACCCGGAGACCGCCAGCATAAGCACTCCGGCAAGCATAATAGATAGCATTTTCTTCATTTCTACACCTCCAATGGGAGAATCGGGGAGTGTACGCCCTGTACCCAGCCCATGTCTCCGTATTTGTACTTGCCCTCATAGAAGGGGCGATTAGATAGGATTCCTCGAATGGTGGACGGCTGAAATCTCTTGCCTTTTCGGGTTCGATACCCACCATCGTACAGAATCTCGCAAATGTCCAGCAAAGAGGTGTGATTCTCGTCATGCTCTCGGAATACCGTCTCTACGATAGGGCGTTCTTCCGGGTTCTGCATGAGCATACCGTCTACGCAGTAATAACCATACGGTTTGTTGCCGCCGGAGTACCCACCGCATTGTGCCTTGAGAAAACGCCCTCGCCCGGTACGCAGAGCGATGTTCTTTCGCTCCTGTTCCGCAACGAACATCAGCAGAGAGCGGTAGATGTTGGCGAAATCATCACCTTCCGAGAAATGCTCCTCGGTGGACAACAGCTTCACATTCCGCTTCTCGAGCGTGTAGAAGTAATAGAAATACAATTTTGTGTCACGAGCAACACGGTCATTCTTGAACACAATCACGGCTTCATGTGCCGGGAGCCGGTCTGCATTGTAGAGAATCTTGTCCAGTTCCGGGCGATTATCCTTCGCACCGCTGATTGTATCGGTCAGCCAGCACACGATTTCAAAATCATTCCTGTTGGCATAATCAGAAATCGCCAGTTTCTGTACCTCGATACCGTATTTATCGTCCGCAGACTGTTCCTCCGTAGATACACGGATATAACCAATCGCCTTCACGAGATATTCACCTCCTCAAGTAGTAAAAGTAGTAGAAAATCAAAAATTGCGGTAACTTTTGCTATATATGCGTGTATATAGAGGAAGTTACACGCAAAATGCTGTTTTCAACTACTTTAACTACTTCAATCCTTCTTTTCGTAGGTGAGAACGATGTTATAACCGAGAGCGTCCATCATTTTCACGAAGGTATCGTTCACGATTCCACCATTCTTCTTGAGAACTCGGTTGATGTACTGTCCAGTAGTGCCGATTTCTTCACCCAACTGCTGTTGTGTCTTCCCAGCTTCGAGGAGCTTCACCTTTACATCAACTTCAATGTTATTCTTAACCATGTTTTGACCTCCTATATGTTGTTTGTGATACGAGTATAGCACGATAGAGTGGGATTGTCAACACTGATAGGATAAGAATTTATCTTTTATAGGGTCTTTTTATTTTTTGAGAATATTCAACGTACTCCCTCGCCCGGTTTCGCCCCTTGTCAATCCCCCTCCGGGGGTGTACCCACAGCCACGCAGAAGCCCACAGAACGCCCGGAACGCCGCCGGGGTACATCAACCCACACCAGCAAGAAAAACGCCGTAGAACGCCAATAGAACACCCCACAGCATACACCAGCCCAAACCACACCGACACAGCACGAACCGAAGCACCGACACCGAACCCGGGCGGCTATTCAAGATTACACTTTACAGCAACCCGGACGAAGTAGCCGCCCACAGGGTAGCCCCAACGGAGACCCACAGACAGCCCCACAGAGAGCCGGAACGCCGCCGGGGTGTAATGGGGTAGCCCCACAGACAGAAGCCACCCACAGCGGCGCACGGGCGGCACAGAGGGCAACAGAAAACGCCCCGAGCCGAAGCCCGGAGCGTTGCGCCTTATTTATTCATTTTTAACAGGTCAGCGAAGACCACGAACGGAAAAATTAAAATGCAAAGTAAAATCAAATCTTTTCACCCCCTTATTGAACCGTAAAACGGCGGTATGTTGTCGGGGTGCTGTACTCTGTGAATAAATCCGGGTACACTTTACGGAAGCCGGAAGAATCGAACCGGGACGAAGTAACCGCCTTGTATGTCGCTTTGCTCGCTCCCTCTGTGACCGTCTCCCGGTCTCCCATGATTGCTAGAATGTCGGTTTTTATACTGTCGTTCATCGCTTCCAACTCCTCAATCAATCTCTTGTTTTCTCTGTACTCGTTACATAGCTTTTCAAATGCACTCATAGTGTCAACCTCCTATATATCTATAATCGTACTGCGTGACCGTTCCCAGCGTTGCCGCCGTGGGTGCTTTTCCTGTGAATCGGTCAACCTCTCGAACCGGGATATAAAACGCCGTATAACGCCCGGTTTCATTCCCTCGAATGTTGTAGAACTCGAAAGCGTTCAATGCTTCCTCGAATGTTGCGGCGGCTTTGCCGCTTATGCTGATTTTCGGGTGGTAAGGGTAGCCCGGGCGAAGATTCACCGGGCAAAACATAACCCGAAGACCGTTGTTATAAGCTCGCCGGGCGGCTTTCTTGTCTATCCGCTGGAAGGTATAGCCGCCATCTGTGAACGTGTATTTTTTCATTCTTCCTCGCTCTCCTCTCCCTCGTGGGCTTCGTTGAAATCGTCCTCGATTTCCTCGAGAGCGGCGGCGATACACTCGCCCAACAGGTAACAACGGACTGTTACGTCTGCGGCTTCCGCTCCATGGGTGATTAAGTAATCCGCACCGCTTCCGAACTCTTCGAGAGCTTCCCCGAGTAAATCGAGATTGTGACAGATGTTTTCTTCTGCTTCGTAGGTGTTGAACGTGTACGAGCCGGAGGCGTTCCCGGTCACGCTATCCTCTGTGAAAAGAACCTCGTTCAAATGCTCCTCCAACTCCTCGAGGGTGTCGAAATCCTCGAAATTGATTTCATTGTTGATGTATTCTAATACATCGTCCTTAACTGCTTCTCTGTAATCGTATTCCATAATTAAATACCTCCTATAATTTATCCTGTGAAGATTGTTTCTTGTCTTGCTGTGATTATAAGATAACACACACGAGATTATTTGTCAATACTTTTCAGATAAAAATTTATCTTTTCTGTGTTGCTTGAATCAAACGACCAAACCGGGCAACATTCCAACCCGGGAGAGCGGCGGCGATTTCGTCCATATAATCAGCGGTGCGCCTGTTTTCTTGCCAACTGTCGGCGGCTGTCTGTCTGCCTGTGCCGCTTCCGTCTCCCTCATATACTGTAATCAGAAGGGCGGCGGCTTTCGTGGCGGCGAGCCGTACCACATCACACCGGGCGGCTTCGCTGTCGATAACATTAAGCACGTTTGAAATCACCGCCACATCATACGACCCGGCGAGAACTGCGGCGTTATGTTCCGGCGTTCTATTGAATGGGTCATAAATGGAGACCGCCGCACCGTAAACCCGGGCGGCTTCTGCGGCTGTATCGAACCGACCGCCGCCGATGTCAACAACCGTTTTCCCGGTCATAACGTTAACGGCTCTTTTCATACTGTAAACCGCCGGGGCTTTTGTGCTGTTTATGCTGGTTTGCTTGCTGGTGAATCTCTGTTTCATTGTGAACCCTCCTATATTATCCGATTTGTGTTGTTTCTTGTCTGAATCTGATTAGACATTAACACAAATAAGATTGAATGTCAATACATTTCGGATAAAAAATTATCCTGTGAAGATTGAAAATTGCATTATATAGGAAGAAACCCGAAACAGCCGCCCGGGGTACGTTTTGCTTTATTGCATTAAAGCATTAAAGAGGTGAGTGCCGTGTCCGGCTGATTTTCTGAAAATTTCCGTGAATTTTTGCATAGAAAAAGCCCCGGGAAATCCCGGAGCAGTTTCATAGTCGAAAGTCGCTCGGCTGATAGTCGGAAAGTCGGAGCGTGAGCGAAAGTCGCTTAGTCGCTCGTGTCCTCGTCAGAGTTGCTTGCTGAAAGTCGCTTCTGCTGGTCGCTTGCAATGTAGCGTTCTCTGATTTCATCAGCGGAATAGTCGTTGTCGTTCTGCTGGTTCGGTGTGAGAACGTACTCGGTCTTGTCTTGGTAGCCATAGTTGTTCTTGCCGAGGAAGATACCAGCAACAGGGTTGACCTTGCCACTTTGCATATAGTTTTCCCACAAATTTTCGAGCAAAAAGTACGCTTTTTTTATTACGACCGCCACCTCCGGCGGCAACGCAATCTTATATCCCGAACCACCTCCCGGTACGTCATGTGTAACCGCATAAAGCCACTGTCTGTTGTGTCCGTTCAATGCAATCGCCATACCTACAACCGTAGGTTTCATGTCATACTGTGCATACAGAGCGAAATAGTCGGAAAGTCGCTGTTGCACCTCCAACGGATTTTCCATGTCAATGTCCGGCATATTCATCAACGCCATATTGACGGAGAGGAACTTCGTGTTATCACCAGCTTCAAGCCCCGGAGCGATGTTTTCCGGCTTCAACCAGTTATTACCTCCTCGGGGCTTACCTTTCTTCTTAGGCTTTGTTTCTTTCTTTCCAGTAGTCGCAACGGCTTTCGTTCCGACATTCTCCTCGCTGGAAACAGTCTCCTTAGTCGCAACAGTCTCCTCGGAACTGTCTGCTAACAGCTTATCTATATCCATTTCAGTCTCCTTTCTTCTTATTCTTATTGCAGTAGTAGAAGTAGTTGAAAATCGGTTTTTGCGTATAACTTCTATATATAGGGATTTTTCTATATAGAGGAAGTTACACGCAATACCTTGAGAACAGCTACTTTAACTACTGTAATAATAAGAATAACTCGTTCTTATGAAAAGATTGTTTTTCAATCCTTTTCAGATAGTTCGGTAAATGTCGTTTTTGATAATTACTTATCCGTTTTGTGTTAAATGAAGTTTTTGCTCTCGTAGTAGTCAATCACTCGCTTAACCTCAACCGATTTCAGCACAACGATTCTATAATCTTTGCCGCACTTCCTCTTAACCCAAAAGTCATGTGCGGCTTCTGCGATAGAGCTGTAAGTGAGCATTTTCGTGTTGCTGGTACGCTGGTGAGGAGGGCGGTAGCGATAGTCTGTGCCATACAAAAACTTCCCGGTCTTAATGTTCTGAATCGCAAACATCGTCTACCTCCTTACCAGTACCTCCGAACGCTTCCTTGATACATCTGCCAAACTCTTTAAGAGCTACACCAGCAGAGTAGGCGGCAAAGTCGAAGGTCTTCTCAATTTCGGGGTAGCGACTGCGGACGTATTCAGCAAGTATGTCATTTCGTGTCTTCATTTCCCAACTCCTCCTCGAGAATCTTCTCAAGCTCCCTCGTGCCGACAGCTTTCATGTAGGTGTGCGGAGCTTTGACAGTAGATACCTTGATTGCACTCTCCTCGATACGAGCCTTGAGACGTTCCAACAGAGAAGCGTTCTGAAACCCTTCAATCTGCATAGCAACATCGTGAGAAGGAATCATACCGTGATTGAAAAGTCGAATCTCGTCCTTCTTGAGCCATTTCTGCCACTTACCGCAAGCGGAGCAGTAAAGCCCAGTCTGATTGCCGTGTTCCTCTGTGAAGAACTCCTTGCCGCCGCATTTACAAACCATATCCATAACAGTGTCCTCCTTTACAGCTCGTAGTAGGATTTTACCGACTTGCCGATTTCCACCGACAGTTTTGCGGCAATGACCCGAGCGTGTTCATACTGGGCTTTCACACCAGTTTTATAGTTACCTTCCCATTTCTTACCCGAGTGTTTTACGGCTTCCCGGATATTGTGGTCGTTGTCCATAAGAAGGTCAGCTTGGTACAGGTTCAAGAGCCGTACCAACTCCTGTTTTTCTGCTAACTGCATTGTGATTCCTCCTTACCTTGAGACTGCCGCTGATAAAAGCTGTGAAGAATACTCTTTGCGGCAAGAATCCCTTCTTTATAACCGTCCTCACGCTTGAAGTTCCCGGTACGTCCATAGGGGTTGTTTTCGGATTTCTTGGTGAGAGCGTCTTGGAGAGCTTCATATTCCCATTGCTTCATACCTCAACCTCCTTCAAGTCCTCCTTGAGAAGAAGCAGAAGCTCCTTCAAATCAGCAAGGGTGAACGCTTCCTTGTTACAGGTGTTGGTTCTTCCCAAATGCTTATACCAGTTGATAATCGTGCCGCTGTCACGATGAATGATATAGAACTCGTCCTCCCAACGATAGAGAAGGAAGTTGTCGGTGTTCTGTGGATAACCGCACATCATATCAATGTCTATGATTTCATCATCGGTGAAAACTTCTCTGAACACTTTGCAGAAATCGTCCCTGTCAAAGTGATACTGTGGAAGGGTTTCGAGATATTTACTCATTACAGCACCTCCTTCAATTTCAAACCACAATAGGTTGCATAGCCGCTCGAGGTCGATTTCCTGTCGAACCACTCCGGGTGACGCTCCATTTCAGAATTGAACTTACGAGCCGACAGAATATAAGCACCCTCGGACTTCGCCCAAATCTTGAAAGCGCTGTACAGGTCTTTCGCCTTGATAACGGTTGGAGAGCTTTCCTCCGGGACACGCTCACAGCGGTTCTCGAGGAACTGCAACACGAGGTCATTATCACGCTCGTACTTGGTGACAACCGATTTCAGACTGCCGCTCATTGCAAGTCCACGCTCCTTGTAGTGGATATACCCACGCACCAGCCACATGAAAATGCCGCTCATGCTGGACTGTTCGCACAGCTCGTCCTTGAGGTGAGTGTCCTGTTCCTCCGGGGAGAAATGGCGGTTGAACTCTACCACCTTGATACGCTCGGAAGCGAACAGAGACTTGTCAGTCACCATCGGAAGGTCATTACAAGAAAGCCATAAGGTGAACTGCGGCTTGAAGGTAATAGCCGACTGGTACAGCGCACGAGCGGAGATTTCCTCGCCGCCTGTAAGCTGTTTGATTTTCTCCTCGTCCAGCTTGCCGTATTCGTTGCTCTCGGACATTGTGACGAACCTCTTGCCCTTCAACCCGGCAAGGGTAGGACTGGCGGCTTCTGCGTCCTTCTGACGGTCTCCACGGCAAATCATACCGACCGGGGCAACCTTGGCATAGTCACCGAGCATAGTCTCGATGGTGTTGAGCAGAGTAGACTTACCGTTACGAGTGGTCTTACCATGAAGAATGAACATACACTCCTCATTGCTCATACCCAGCATGGAGTAGCCCAAAGCCCTTTGAAGGAAGTCTGCCTTGTCTTCGTCATTCTGTGTGACCTCTTTAATGAACTTCTCCCAGCGTTTACACTTAACCGTCTTGGAGATAGTGTGGCTAAATGCTGTCTGCATGGTGAGAAAATCGTTCCAGCTATGTTCCCGGAAGGAGAAGTCTCGAAGGTCGTATGTACCGTTCAAGCAGTTAATCAGATAGGGGTCTGCGTCAAACTGCACAGCAGAGATACGAAGCTCACCTGTTGCGTCCTTGAGGATTCTATCTCGCATACGCCTGTCACCCATCTTATTGACGAACCCGGTGTAGGACTTTCGGGTATCATCGTCCTCGATTTCTCCGCAGTAGAGAATCATCAGACGAACGAAATCTTTAATCTTCTCGGACACAAGAATTGCTCCCTCGTCCTTACGCCATGCTCCCTCGTGATAGGTGTACCAGCTTTTGTGTTCCGGGCAGTAGCGAGCTTCGTGAGAATAGAGCAAGCCAAACAGGTTTGCCATACCCATTTCAGACCACTCAAACCCGGAGCTGGTCTCGTCTGCTTTCTCGGGGTGATACTGCTTAATCAGATACATCTTTGAGGATAAGTCCTCGTCCATAATGACACGACCGTTGCGTGTCTCGAAAAGCTCTTGCATTACTTATCACCTCCCAGCAGAGTAATCGCCAAATCAATAAGGTCTGACAGGCGGCAACGGATTTCATAGAATCCGAAAGAGTGTCCGTCCTCATAGGCACGATTCCAAATGGCTTCCGCTTTCTTGCGAGAGAGCCTGTGCCCCACCTCATACTGAATCTTTTCGATAATCAGATTGTAGACGGAATCTCGAGCCTTGTTCTTCTCGGTGTTGAGCCGAGCGACTTCACTCTGATACTTCTTGTTATTCAATTCGACCTGTTCTCTGTTCCATTTCACAGACTGGTCTTCATCGAAAATATGATTGCCGGGGACTTTTTGCAACCCAACCGGGCGGCACGACATTCGGTTCATAATGTCGAACTCATTCTGAATGTCTTCCCAGCTCATATCAGCTCCTTTACCCATATCCATCACCTCGCCATTACCTTATTGAGAAGGTCTTCGTAGAGGTGCTTGTAAAGATTCCTCTCGACCGTTACAGAGTTGTCAACAGGCTCGCCACCGACCATAGGAGCGGCGATACCGAGTGAGCAGAGGATTCCAGCATTAACACCCTCCATTTCCTTATCGGTACAGGTACGGACGAAATCGCCCAGCCTGTCCTTATTGACCGTGTAGATGGTCTCACACAGAGCGGTTGAAGGAATCTTGCACAGCACCTCTGCATGAGTAGGCATGAGACGCTTTTCCTTGGTGGTGAGATAGACCACCTCGACAACATCTGCGTGTTCATTCAATTTATCAGAGGAGACAACGATTGCTGGTCTTCCCTCTGCATTACTCGGGTCTGTGGCGTAGCACTTGGAGTTGGAAATGTAGAAAATATCTCCTCGCTTCGCCGGGACGCTCTTATTCATGTAATATGCCATTATTTCTTACCTCCCATAACTGCGATTGCACATTTCTGTTTGTCCTCCAACCACCACGAACACTGCTCGGTTACGCAGAAAACAGGCTGTGTGCCAATTTTCACGGTGTTATTCTCGTCTACGACAGTGTTAGTCGTGAGGAGAGGACAGATTTTGTTCTGTTCCATTTTCTGATAACCTCCTATATTTTCCGCAGTAACACTTTGAGGATTTGCACCTCAAAGTGTAGCGGCATTGATTATGTAGAGGGCAAGCGTGGCAGACACATCTTTTCTTACAGTCTTCACATCTTGTCTGCACGACATTCACCTCCGTTCTTTATTGAACTCGCCCCACAAGGGGGCGAGATTTTAGGATAAGAGAAAGACCGGGCGAACGCCAAGAGAATTGGAAGCGTTGCCGGAGTCCGCAAGACCGGTGTGGTCGACAAGGGCGAAATCGGAAGCGGAATCTTCAACCTTATTCTGCAACCAGTACCATTCCCATGTACCTGTCTCCGAGCCTTGGAAAGCGATACGCTCACGGCGGTTCTCCATGCCGTAGAAGCGTCTCACAGATACAGGCTCGTCCTTGCCGTAAGGGTTCTCTCCGAAGATTTCACGCTCAGTAGGAATACGGAGCATATCAAAGCAGTTCGTCTGACCTACTCGCATACCAACCATGCGACCCTTGATTTCCTCCGGGAAGCTCTCGAAGATTTCTCCGTTCAACTTCTTGCGAAGGTCGGAATGTTCGTAGTCAACCTTTTCGGCTCTGCCGGGATTCTCGAACATTTTCTGCTCGTCCTTGAGACAGTCAACGGTGATGAAAAGCATACCGTTCGGGGTCTCACGAATGGCTTTCGCCTTAACCTTTTCCCCTGTGGTGAGTGTGAAGGAGATAATGTCTCCCAGTTCAAACAGTTCAGTGTCAATAGTCATGTTTCTCATAACTTCCATGATAAAATCCTCCTTAATCTTTATTGGATAAGTTTTTGTCTTGCTGTGATTATAAGATAACACATACAAGATTGAATGTCAATACCTAAAAGATAAATTTTTATCTTTTCTGTGCAAGTTATCGTCTTCTGTGTTTTAATGCTTTTCGCACACCCTCGGAGCGTTGCTCATATAGTTCACTGAATCGCCTATGTTCCTCACGAATGACTTTCTTTTCTTCCTCCCACAGTGCCTTTTCGTATAGGTACTCGGGACATACACCGTGACAGCCGGGGTGTCGCTTCGGAGCAACGCAGTCCTTACAGCACTTAATCTTCATCGCTTGTACCTCGTGACGCTGTTGCAGATAGTTCGCAACTCGTTTCGGTCGAGAGGTGGGTCACAGGCAACCGTATTGGCGTACAACAGCTCCTCGTAAATCTGTGACTTGGAGTAGCCTTGATTGTGGAGCATACCAGCGAGGGAGGTGAGACAGATATTGCGGCTTCCGTCCGGGATTCTTGGATATACTGGACGGAGCTTTACACGCCCATTCACGACAGGTTCTTCCCATACCGGGGCGTATATCTTGTCTCGCCCAATAACCACCTTATCGGAGGTCTCTCGAGCTTCCGGGAAGTATTTCTCCACAACATAATCAATCGCTTCTTGGTTCTCGATGATTTCTCGGTAGAGAAGGGTGTTCCCGGTCATAATGAAGTAGCGAGCCGCCTTGTAAATCTCCACGCCAGCAAGATTGTTCTTTCCCTTGAAGGGGAGAGTTCCACGGAGTAGGATATGGAATCCACGCCCACTCCGGGATTTCTCCGTATAGCTGTGGCACTTACCGACAATATCAGCCCCGAGGACGCTCATAAGACCGTCTTCATCGTACCCCTCGTCAATATCAATCCCGACATACCCATTGTCCGCAAACACGAAACCACAGTAGTCGTAATAGTGCTGGTTGTACGATTCGAGAGCAGTCTCGAAATCAGACCATGTTTCCGGGTTGGTGGAGGAAGCGGCTTCGTTCTCCCATGCTTTCATGGGGACTTTGCTTCCATCATTCGCACACACCCACTGGTCGAGTTTCTTTAATTCCTCGGGAATATTGTCATAGTAAACCACGCCGCTTTGCCACCTTTCTTTCCAGCTCATTTACGAGCTTCCAAATGCTGTCCTGTGAGATACCTTTGGACTTCGCCAACTGATAGATATTGTCCGGGACGGTATCGCCCTCACGATAGATATACAGAAGCATTGCTCGGTCATTATCGGAGAACGACTTGAGTGCGCTGTCACACGCCGCCCAGTTATGCTTGTCTGCTTCCGAGTGGAACTTCGGTCTGTCATGTCGAGCATAGAATCGCAGACAATGATTCACATACTCGGAGTAGAAAGTTCGGCTCATTTACTTGCCCTCCTTCATTTCCCCATACATGGAACTCAACTGGGCTTTCTTCGCTGTCTTTTTGACCTCGACACCCTCGAAATACCACTGGTTATCAATACAGATAGGGTAGTCCGGGTTGTCAGATTCCACCAGCTTACCAGTATCAATGATATGCTGTGCCGCAGACACGGAGAGGTTGTTCTTTACGAAGTCCTTCCCGGTGCGGAGCAGAGCGTTCACTCTGCCGTTGACGTTCTTCAACTTATACATTGTGTATAACCTCCTTAAATTCATTATTCAGAGCTTCCACATCGACATTGCAAAGCTCCTTGAGTTTGTAGCGTTCCGGGTAGGTATCGTCCATTTCGTAGACCTCCCTCATGTGAATGTGTTCCTTCAACATATCCCGGTAGAATCTCTCGAGACGCTTCTTACCGAACCCGAGGTAAACATGAAGCGTCCACAGCACCATTGCGTCAATGTCGAGAGAATAGGCTTCGTCATGCTCAAGAATCTGTTGGTCGATTTCGTGGATTGCCGCCGCTGTCGCTCTTTCCTTGGCTGACTTCTCCGCATGAGAGACCATGTGGTCGAAATCACTGACTTTCAGATTCAGAGTGGGTTCTTTCTGTACCTTAATTCCGGCTTTCTTCTGCCTACGCCGTTCAGCTCTGTTCATTACCCACACCTTCCTTCAAGAGCGAACCATAAGGGAGGGTGAGAATCCAATCGCAGAACATACGCCACTCGTCCAGCTTGTGACCTCTGCGATATTCCAGCATATTCAGAAGGTTTTCGTAGGTCATAGTGACCGTTCGCTTCTGATTGAAAGAGGAGGGCAAAAGCTGAATCATATTCCACCAAAACTGCTTGCGCTCTACATCGGTGAAATCACCCTCGCTTACGAGCCTGTTGTAATCGTTGTACCAGCCACGATTGTTGTTAAGCTCGTTAATCACAACACCGAGAATCGCCTTGCTCGGCTCGTCCAAATGCTCACAGGAGAAGTCCTCGAAGGTGAACTCCTTTGCCTGTATCTTGTGCATGGTGGAACAGCTATTAGCTGTCGTGCCGACCTTGTATGTATCAAACTCCTTCCACCAATAGAGAGGAGCGGTAATATCCACCGATACGAAAATCTGACGGAGGAACTTACGGTGAGGTGCGCCGCCACGAATGAGCCGGGTCATAAGGTCTTTATCATTGTCACCGATTGCATAGCACTCATACGGAGTACAGTCATGCTCCTTCGGGTGACAGATACCTTCTCGGTCGATGATTCCACACTTGCCACAGTCAACCGCCGGGTAGCTGTCGGAGCGTTCCCAGCTATTGAGGGGATTTCTCATTCCTCGGATAGCGTGTTCCCAGCCCCATACCTCGGGTTTCTCAAATTTAATCATCGCTCATTCCTCCTTAATAGCGGTTCTTGGCTCGAGACAGGCTTGCCATCTGACGCTTCATCATGTCCTCGTAAAACTCGTTGCTCGGGTTATCCACCTTGTAGCAAGGTCGGTCTCCGAAGAACACACAGTAGGTATCTGTGGTCTTCTCATGTACGATGGTGGTGTATTCCTCGGTCATAGCCGAACCAGCCATAACAGGCTCACCAGCTTCGGTCACATCGAACCCGGTACAGGTGCTACCCCAAATCTGTGAGAAGCACTCAACACTGAAATCGAGGTAGACTTTCTTGCGGCTATCATTCTCCTTAATCTCGGCAATCTTCTGAACGAAGTCCGGGTCATGGGCGAGAGCCTGTTGTGCCTTATAGAGCAGAAGCTCCAAATTCGGGATTCTTGCCACCATAC